CTAGGTTATTGACGTGGGAAGCCTTGATGACAGGCCTACCGAGGTCTAGCAGGAGATCCCACATAATAGTCCTAGCTTGTCCTAGGGTAGGGGCTATGTACATCACAGCTGACCCTTCAGGACAGTTCAGAGCTTCAATGAGCAGGGTCACTGCGGAGAGCCTAGACTTACCACAGCGACGACCTGCTGCAACCACTTTAAACCTGTGCTTATCAGCAAATACTGTCTGTTGCCACTTGAGGAGTTCAAAGTTAAGACTCGTCATCGTATCGAGCCTCTACATCTTGGATGTCAACTTGGACATCATCTTGCTCAACGACTGTACTAGCTTGACCAAGACCCATAATATTAATGCTAACAGTAGGAGCACCACCGCCCTGCTTCGTTTGTTCAAAGGCACTTACTGGCATGATCCTATCTACCACTAGCTTCCATGCAGCAGCTTGATTCTTGTGGTCATCATTCAAGGCAGCATTGAGAATAGTTTCTAAGACCTTAGCTGACTTGGGTGAGTTAAGCATCCTAGCTTTGTACTCATCAATAATAGCCTTATCACCCTTAGGACGACCTAATGTGCCTCTGTTCTTAGACTTCTTGGCTACTATTTCACCCTTCTTGGGCCTACCTCGTCCTCTGACTTTGATCTCTGTGGGAGTCTCTTGTGTTGTCATCTTTGTCCTTAAATGGAGATGATATGTAATAAATAACAATAGGAATACCCACTACTATGAGTATCTTTAGAGTAACTAAGACATTACTTAAATGTCAAGAATCTAAATGAAGTATATAAATTAATGATTATTAACTTTTACTTACCTCTTGTGTTCAACTTAGGAAGCTGACCACAGAAGTAACTCATTTAGAAACTTCCTGTATTTAACTAAGTAGCCTGTCTACAAAGTCTTCATTTGAGTTCTTGGAAGGATTACCTTCAATGAGAATTATATAGGTCTTTTCTGATTTGTCAAGTCTTTTCTTCATTTATTTTCATTATTGTTCATATTAGAGTCTAAACTCTAACTTCATAGGCCTCTTGTGTCCACTTTCATGACCTCAAGAGGTCTATGCAAGCCTCCTGTGGGCAGATTATCTCCCATGTCCTAACCTGTCCCCAATTAATTAGACTAACTTCTTTGATTTCATTAGACTTTTTAGTCATTTAGGTCTACTTCCTAAAATAGTCTTTTTTGTGTACTTAAGAGGCTCCCACAAAAGTAAATCACCATAGCCACCCCTCCCCCCTATCAAGTTACATCAAAGACTATAATGGTAAGTGTTCTTACTATCTTTAATGACTGATGAGTCAGTAAAGTGAAGAGTGTAGGGCTATGTAGGTGCATTATAGTACCACCTGAGATATGCACTATAGTTCATCTATCCAGATCACTAACATGCTAGCAATCATGCACCAATACAGTGATAACTTATTCACAAGTTCTTCATATTAGTGCACTAATGCACCATAACAGTGCTTACAAAGCTTACAGTGTACAGTTTAGATATTATAGTATGTCTAATAAGTAATACCAAAGGTTACAATTAAAGCTGGCATAGTTCTAGCTATATAGATTCTGTCACAACGACACATAACACATGCAAAGGATTAGCAATGACTACTCAAAATTTATCCCTCAACATCAATGTTACCAAAGCGTCTAGCATGTTAGACACTGTTTCAGGTAACACATGCGTAAATCGTTCACTGTTACTAGATGATGATGGATTCTGTACATTACTCACTAAACTGTCGCATACTGTCTCGATCAGCGACGGTATCGAAGCTCTCACAGAATACGTGAACAACAACTACTAATCAACACTAAGGGGAAACAACTATGAAAAATTATGACAAAGTAATTTACATCCTAGGGTTCATCGCTATAATTGTAGTTTGGATGACAGCATAACTAATAGGGGCTCTAACGGGCCTTTATTGGGTAGATTGTCTACCAATCACTAACTCACCAAGTATCGGAGCATTAAACATGATTGCAATTCATACCAAATTCATCAACCCTACAAATTCACATGGGGCACGAATTAAAGCGTACACAACGGGCTATGGTGACATTAAGGGATTCACCGCTACCATTGGGTTTCCTCATGAGTTCGATAGCGTTAGAGCACATTTTGAAGCCGTCAAAGCCTTAGTTAAAAAGCACAATTTAGACTGGGATTTGTCTAATATGCGATATGGGGATTCAGCCGACGGTAAGGGCTATAGTTTCTGTTTTGATCTGTCTACAGTGGAGTCTTGATATCATGTCAATCTACACTATACGTCACGGTTCTATTGCGGCACTTCAATGGGTGACTTTGCCCGATGGTAAAAAAATCTCTGTAACTGATTCCAAAGAGGATGAAACATTACCTAGATTGCCTCTGGAGGTTCAAGCGGCAGTAAATCGACAATTTGGAATTATCTTCGCTCTGCCTTATGGCATGAGAGAGCAATTCATTCAGGATTCTGTGCCGTTCACAGTAGAAGTGCCTGACCAAATAACAGAGGAGTTTTAATTATGCTTACATCAACCAAAAACCCACGTTTTGAGACTGTCTCTAATGAAGAATTGTTAGCTTTATATGTCTTAATATACAAAAGCCGTAACTGCGACACTATGACGGATCAACAGCTTGATTATATTGAATCTGAACTATTTTGGATTGATGACGAATTGTGCGCCCGTGGTCTTGACCTACCATCCACAAAATAAGAGGTTACACAATGTTAAAACCTAAAAGATTACCAATACTATCAAAAAAGCATCAAATTGTTGCAAAAACACTATCGGGAGATTATGTGATGCTTCGTTTTGATGGTACTTTATTTGTTCGTATGCGTAGAGGAAAAATGAGCCGTATCAAAAAGAAACCACACATTAATCCAATTTGAAAGGACTAAATCATGCTAAATAACCAAGAATTTATTAATCTAGAACGTAGACTATGGCGAGAAGGTAATCCTTTGTGTGATGAACTTGTATCTACACGTGATGAACTGCTATATCTATTGTCTCAGGCTAGGAAAGTACTACATAAGTACTCACCTGCAATCAATGAACTATCTAGTTCCGATGACTTAGATTATTTCAGGGAATGGGATAACTTTGGGGATGCTATCGACAATTTAACCTATGACTTAGGGGTGACAGAATGACGTTTATCTTCATGTGTTACTGTATCGACTACATCATTGCGGAGGATTTGTGGTAAAAATACAACATTCAATATGGCCTTTTCCATCTAAAGACAACCCTTTGACGCCTTGGACTGCTGAACAACAGAAAAAGTACGCAGAGGAACAACTTAAAAACCTTCCAGAAAGCCCTTTATAGGGTCAGTTGTAAGTTTCGTGTAAGGTTCGTATGCTAAAGTCTTACTTTCATATCTTTATGAGGGTAAGTAATGACTACACGCAAGCACAGACAAGATTTAATCAAAATGCACAATCACAAATACACTCGACACTATACGACAGAGGGTTATTATTGCTTTTACTGCGGCGATCCTGCCGAAGGGCTAGATCATGTGCCGCCGATTAGCTTAATGGACATTATGCCGTATCAAAAGCGAAAACAAGACGGGATTCCTGCCGTAACTGTTGCATGTTGTAAGGAATGTAATGGGGCTTTGTCTAATCGACGCTTGGCAACTGTGGATGATCGCCTATTATTTCTCGAATCGTACTATGACGCTAAGTTTAAACACCAAACCGCCATGTGGACAGAGGAAGAAATTAACGGGTTGGGTTATTCGCTACAAGTGATGGTAAGAGCAAAGCAAGAACAGTTGCAGCGATACATTCACAAAATCCGAGGAATTCAACGACGACACACCATGATTGAGACACATCCGACCTTTGAAGAACATCCAGCAGAGGAAGAACAGCTCAAAAGTAGTGTTTAAACCGATTTAAACCCACTTAGAAGCGATTTTCTTAAGCTACACCAACTCCGCAACACCCTAACCCATGAAAGGCTCTTAAAAATGCATTGCGTTAATTGCGACCGTTTGCTCAGTGACTACGAAGCAACACGAAAACACGCTATCACATTTAAGTTCTTGGACTTATGTAAAGTTTGTTTCGATGATGTAAAGACAATCATTCCCACCATTGACAGGAAGGAATTAATGACGGAACATGACTTAGATGACCCCGATAATGACGATCTGGACACAGGGGTTTCCCTAGAAGATGATGATCTACTATATAACTATGTAGTAGACTCTAGAGAAGACTATGATGACCGTTAAAGTCATTAAAGCTACATTATTGTAGTATTCTTATTGTTATTACTATATAAAGTAATACATTAAAGACATTAAAGATTAAAGGGGTACAACATGAAACATGAAGAAACAACAGTAACACAGCATGAAGATGATTATGTCTTGTTACAAGAAGAACGACATTACATACAAACAATTAATGCTTTTGTGGAATTGATTGTTGTCTATGGATACGGTAAAGTCCTTAGTGATTTGAGGTTTGCTATGGGAGAGAAGACATGGTGATAAGTTTGTTTGTTTTTGTCTTAACTTTGATAAAGGTGTCATTGAAATGAACTTGACTTTTGAAGAATTAGAACGTAAATATTACCTAGAAGGTGATGTAGAAAAAGCAGAACTCTATGCTCTCTTAGATGAGCAAGAGCGAACAATCGACTATTTGCAAGAGGAGTTAGAAAAATGAGTGGTAAAGCTATTTTGGAATATGATTTGTCTAAACCTGAGCAGGTATTGGCTCATAAGTATGCTCTCAAAGGTTTAGAAGCCTGTCAGATGCTCGAATCATTGAAGGCTATGACGGCAGGGTATACAGCCTATAAAGGGGTCTCTGAGAGCGTTCTAGCGGACATCATCGCTGACTTGTCTAAATGGGAGGATGTGAAGATATGAACGTTTGTACATATATGACACACATTGAAGCAAGTAGTGTCGAAGACACGTTAGCACGTAGTGCGATGAAACTGGCGCTTGAGGCGTTCAAAAAGTTAGGTGATTTTCCACACGCTTTTGATGAATGTACTAACGCCATCAAAGCCCTAGAAGAAGCACTAGCCAAGCAAGAAAAGGAGTATCCGTTTGGCGTCTATAACGCAGAAGATTTGGATAAGGCGTGGAAATCTGGATATGACAATTGCAAAGCTCAAGCCGTGTGGACTTTAGAAGATGTAAAGAACGCATGGAAAAGGGGTTATGCCTCAGCCAAAAAAGAGTGCCGAGCAAAAGAAGCAAAGGAAAAGCCATGAGTAAAGAAGCAATGAAGCTGGCGCTTGAGGCGTTGGAGAAATTTCCAGAAGACCCAAACCCGTGGACTTACAGACAAGTTAGATTGGGATCATCAAAAGCCATCAAAGCCCTAGAAGAAGCACTAGCCTCAGAGCAAGAGCAGCGTAACGATAGAGCGATAGCGGATAGTGAGCAACTGGGTGAGCCTGTGGCGTGGATGGATAAGAATAAGTTTGAACACCTAAAGAAAAACAATGCTGTTTTAACAACTGTAACTTCGTGGGGCGCTTTTGATGATGACGTTCCTCTCTACACCACACCACCGCAGGGCGAAGATCGAGGACTCTTGCAACAACAACGCAAGCCGCTGACGGATGAGCAGAAGCTGACAATTGAGCGCCGTTGGAATGGCTCTGTGTTTCAGTTGATTGAAGAAATCGAAGCCGCCCACGGCATAAAGGAGAAGAACACATGACTTTAGGTGTTGAGATCGGCGTAGACATGACACCCGAGGGTGCTCATGTAATTGCCATGTATGTGTTACCTGACAGCACAATGTGCGTTTTTTATTCGCAGTTTCATCCACAACAAACTTCCACTATCGTTCGCACATGGGTTGGATTGACCAAAGAAGAAATTGAAACCGCTGAAGATGGTTGTTGGTTCTGGGATGATTTTGACATTTATGAATTTGCGCAGCGTATTGAAGCCAAACTCAAGGAGAAAAACAAATGACAGGCTGGCGCAAACGTGGTGGGGGAAGACCAAAATGACAACAAATAAACCAATGAGTGATGGTGGTAAGGGTTCAGTCAGGCGTAATGAGGATACTGAAGCCTATCGTAACAACTATGATGCCATATTCGGCAAGAAAGATAAAAAGAAAATGAATGATGAAGAACCTATTGACACTAGCGATGATGGAGAGTGGACTTGTGACCACTGCGGTGGACCAATGTATCGACAGGCTCATTGGAGTTACGCTCAATGTGATGACTGTGGCGCTAGACAGGAGTTGATTGATGACGACTATCTATAAATCAGTTCACATTGAAGGCAAATGGCCTTTCAAGTACGAAGCACCTGTTAAGAGGACTCAGGCTCAACGGAGTAGAGATAACTATCTGAAACGTAAGGCCAGTACAATGAAGACCGAGGATGGTAGGAAGCTATTGAAGCTCCCTGTGTACTCCATGAGTGAATCTTTTTGTGAGATGTTGAACAATGAATCTAAAAGTAGCTTCTAAGTTTCTCAGGCATACCTCTTGTGAGCATTGTGGTAGCTCTGATGGCTCGTCTGTCTACGATGATGGGCACCAGTACTGCCATGTCTGCAACACGTACACAAGGGGCGAAGGTGAAGTACCTACTGTGGTACAAAAACAACAACAACAAACGAAAGTATTTCAAATGAAAACAACAGGGGAAGTCAAGGCTATAGTAGATCGAGGTATCTCACGTGAGACTTGTGAATACTTTGGTGTTACTCAAGCTGATGGTAAGCACTTCTACCCTTATTTCGATGAAACAGGCGCTAAAGTAGCTGAAAAGATCCGATCTGTAGATAACAAGACGTTCTCCATTGCAGGGAATTTCAATAAAGCTACGCTCTTTGGGCAGAATTTGTTTCAGAAAGAGGGTAAGTACATCACCATCGTTGAAGGTGAACTAGACGCATTAGCTTCGTATCAGATGACAGGCAGCAAGTGGCCTACTGTGAGCATCCGTAATGGAGCTTCAGCGGCTGTCAAAGACTGCAAGGCTCAGTATGAGTACCTAGATAGCTTTGAGACTATCGTGATCTGTTTTGACGCTGATGAACCCGGTCAGAAGGCTGCTAAGGAAGTAGCTGAACTGTTCGGGAATAAGGTTAAAATTGTTAAACATTTAAAGGAGTGCAAAGATGCCTGTGATTACCTCATTAACGGACGAGGAGCTGAATACGTTAACCAGTGGTGGAGAGCTGAGAGTTATGTACCCGATGGGATCATCCAAGCCTCAACACTTTGGGACAGCGTATCTGCACCTGAACCCATCGCAGAAGCCTTCTACCCCTTCAAAGGACTCAATGAGTTACTATACGGCCTTAGAGCAGCTGAACTCATTACGGTTACTGCTGGATCAGGTCTCGGAAAGAGTCAATTCTTACGAGAGATCTTATTCACAATTCTCAGAACGACTAAATGGAATGTCGGAGGAATGTTCTTGGAAGAGTCAGTGCGAAAGACAGCACGATCAATCATGTCCCTCCACGCCAATAAAAAACTTCATTTACCAGACGTGCAGGTCAGTGAATGGGAATTGAAGGAGGCATTCGATGCTACTCTTGGCACTAATCGTGTATTCTTGTTTGACCATTTTGGCTCCCTTGCTATTGACAACGTGCTTAACCGTGTACGATACATGGCCCGTGCTTGTGATTGTCGTGTTGTGTTTTTGGATCATCTGTCTCTTATCGTCTCTGGTATGGATGGGAATGATGAGCGCAAGTCTATTGATGTCTTGATGACTCGACTACGCACACTGGTACAGGAAACAGGGATTACCTTGATCTGTGTATCACATTTGAAACGACCTAGTACATCCAACAAAGGACATGAAGACGGTGAAGCAGTATCCTTATCTCAGTTACGTGGCTCTGGTGCTA